TTAGAATGTTATATCTTTGAATAAGTCAAATTCCTTTTGCTGACCCTGTTTTGTTTTGTGGATGTATATCCTTTGTGTTACTTTTGTGTCTTCGTGCCCTAGCCGTTTGGAAATATACTCGATAGGGATCCCTTTATCAATACACAAGCTAGCGTGAGTGTGTCTTAGTGAGTGAATCTTAAATTCCTTGCTTACTAACTTTTTAAGACCAGTTCTAAAGTGACTAGGGACTATGTAATTTCCATGCAGATTAGGGAATATTAAATTCTTATCATCGTTATAAGTTTTATAGATAATCTGATAGTTAGCTTTTAACTTTTTTTGACTATCTAATATATCTAAACACTTTTGATTAAGTGATATTTTTCTATTGCTGCTTTTCGATTTTGGAGAATTAATATTTCCTGTTATATTCCATGTCTTGTTTATGGTTAGAATATTATTTTCAACATCATCAAATGTTAGGGAAATAAGTTCTCCAAATCGAAGCCCTGTATTAACTAGAAACTCTATAATGTTTCTATAAAACGGGTGCTGTTTGAGTTCTAAAAGTATCTGATCTATTTCTTCTTGCTCCAAGTATTTAGTTTCTTCTTTTACTGTTTGTTTTTTCTTTTGCAACTTTTCTAGAAATGCTATATCTTCTATATAGTCTAATCTATATAGTATTTTAATAAACGTCTTAATACAACCTAAATGCGCGTTGTAATTAACATCAGATACAGATATTTCTTCTAATATATTTTGTATATAATTAGCATTAACCCTATTTAATGGGACATCATAACAAAGCCTTTTTATCTTTTTCATCGAGGTAGAATATTGAACTTGTGTATTAGGTTTGATGTTTTTAAAATGTTTTTTCTTAACAAGGTCAAGACCTTCAAAAAAAGTAATTGTATTATCTAGTACTGAACTTTCTTCAAGTTCTCGAAGTCTTAATAATTCTAAGGCAGACTTCCTATTTCCCCTAGTGTCCTTATCGAACAAGACTGATATTTTCTTATATTTTCCATTTAATAACTTAATGCGCTCATAGTATCGCACTTTTCCATTTTTTGTAGTTTCAATCCACATTAAAATACACATCCTTTCTTTAAAATTATCAAGATGTGTGTTATAATTAACTAAATGAGCGAGGTTCGCTCCACATCTTAAGTAGTTTTGAGAATACTATTAATATATGACGATATAATAATACTCGAAACGGGCTTACAGTTGATAAAACTCATACTATCTGGTTTGGTCGCTTGTTAGTGTTGAGTTTTTTTATTTATCTAAACTGATTGAAGTCGACTAGTTAAAAAAGAAAAAGAAGCCCTTATCTAATGATAAAAGACTTCTTCACGGTGGGCTCAGCCCTCGAATCTGTTATCATTATAGCATATACTTTATTTCTAGTCAATTAATAGTTGATTTATTGAATATTATTTAAATCAACAGTTAATGATTCATATCTAGTGTAATCACCTTGTGTATATGGAGAATCTATATTAAGTGAAATATTTTTAATATTATTTACTTTAGATTTTTTTGCAATAAATAAAATAGTCATTTCTTTTTCTGCTCCAGGTAAATAAGTTGTTTCTTTCCAACCTGCTATATATTGATTTTGTTCAACTTGTTCTTTAGTATCTTTTATTAGTAAATGACTAGTATTAGGATTTATATCAGCATTTTTAGTTAATTTATTCTCAATATTAATTCTTAGAAGTACAGAGGTATATTCAGTATTTGCTTCTAATTTAGCAATTTGTAATTGTTGTGTATTAAAAGTATTATCAAATGATAATGTAGACAACTTGATTCCAGTTATAGTGACTTTGAATGCATTATTTTCTTTACTTACGCTTGTTTCTTTCTTAAATTTTTCTTCAGAATGAAGACCACCTTCATTGATAACAGTGCTTCGGTTATCATTACTAGATGTTTGAGGAGCAGTTGTAGATTGAGTAGTTGTATTTTCAATTTTTGTCGAACAACCGCTAATAATAATTGAAGTAGCTAGTACTGAACTTAATAATATTTTTAATTTCATTTTTTAATCTCCTTTAATATATTTATTTTACAACAGGAGTAAAGCTATCTACAACTTTACCTACAATGTTGAAATATGTGTCTTGTATATCTGATGTATAAATTATAATATCAGAGTATTTTTTATTAATAGATTTCAATACAAAACGATTTCCATCATTATATAATTTTTTCACATAACTTTTTCCATCATAATCAATAACATAGATATCACCATTTACATTATCATAACCTTGTTTTAATAAAATTACATCCCCATCTAATAATTCTGGCTCCATACTATCACCAAATACACGGGTTGCCATGTCGTATTGCATTAAATCTTCACGATCTGTATAGAATGCCGTTACCTCATTATTACCATAAGAATATCCAACACCTGCAGCAACTTTTTCAGTTACTAAAATTTCAGTTAATTCTTTAGATTTATATTTTACGGAAACTTCCTGAACTGTACGATTCTGAAAATGCAGTAAATTTTTAGCATATTGATATGTTTTATTTTGATTTTCAATATTAAGTTGTTTCGTGATATTAGTTATTTTTTTAATAATTAAATTATTTAATTTTGGTAGTCTAATAACATCTTCAGTATCACTAATTAAATCTTCTAAATCTACATTAAGAGCTTTAGCTATACTTTGAATTGCTTCTAAAGATGGTTCGATAGGCTTTCGTGTTTGCGGGTTAATTCCTTTTTCTAACAAAGAAATATAACCTTTGCTTTTACCAGATAAATCAGCAAGTTGTTGCATAGTTAATTTTTTTTCAATTCTAAACTGTTTGATTTTATCACCTAATTTCATGAGGACACCTCCTTATTTATAAGTGTACAATATATTAAACAAGGTGTCAATTAATTTTTGTATAATATATTAAACTTTTTTCTAAAAATCTATTGACTTATTTTGTTTAATATATTAAACTTAACTTAGGTAAGATTTTTAGGAGGTGATAAAACAGTGAATACAGGATATAGAATAAAAGAATATCGTGAAAAAAAGAATCTATCACAAAAAGAACTTGCTCGAATTAGTGGAGTTTCAAGGACGATTATTGTTGGACTGGAATCAGGCACATATACAACAACCACTACTGATACTTTATTAAAGATAGCTAAGGCACTTGGTGTAAAAGTTCAGGATATTTTTTTAAATTAAAAGTTTAATATATTAAACAAAGAAAGGAGACTATCTATATGAATATTTCTAAAAATATAACGACTACTATAAGCGGAAAAATTATCTCGATTGAATATAAAGAAATAGAAACTGATGATGTTTTTTTATCAGAAGACGAAGAACCGATTCGAAACGAGATAATCCATATATTAGCAAAACATAACTTACCTTATTGGAAAGCCAAGCTAATATTAGAAAGAACTACAGATTTTCTAGTTAAAGAATCTATAGTTCAAGAGATTAAATAAGGAGGTGAGGAAATGGAAAGAGAAGAAATTGATTATGCACTTAATATTTTATCTATGTACCCGGGTGAAACTAAGCCTGAACTAATTGGTACGTTAAAAAAAAATATAGCACCCTTAACAGATGAGATAATCTCTATATTTGAAAGAGAAAATCTTACATTTGAAGAATGCTACATTATATTAGATTTTACTTATAGATCACTTAAATATAAATCTCAAAAAGTTAATCTATAATATTTACTGAAATTATTTCAAAATTATCTTTTTCAGAAACTAATAGATAATCCAATGCGATATTATTTCCTATGAATTTAACATTATACAGTTCTAAATTATCATTTGAAACATTTAAGTTAATATTTGTATCAAGTATTAACTTAAGTAAAGCTGATTTGAAATTTATCTTACTTAATTTAGATAACTCAGCTAAATATTTAATGTGAAAACGTTTAATCTTTTCTGGGATATAAAAATAATCAATAGGTTCAAAAGTAATTTTAGGCGTATTGAAATCATTAAAGATTTTTTCTACTGAAAAATTAGTAGTATTAAAATTACGTAATGTTGTTCCAGTGATTATTTTATCGTTGTATTTGATAATATACTCTAAATTAATATCATTATTTAGTTCGTTAGTTAATTTTATAGATATATATTTTAAAAGTAATTCTTTTTGTTGTAATTCAATATAATTCATTATAATTCACCTCCTTTCATTGTAATTATACTATGAAAGTTAGATGTAAGGTGATGAAAATATTTAGAAAGGAGTGATTCCTATGAATGAAGTTCAACTAGATTTAGTTGAATTAAAAAAACTAGATTTAAAATTTCCGTTTATATCTAAACAAGAAATAATGGATTGTTGGGGTATTAAGGAAACCACTTATATTAAGTGGAAAAAACAATTTTTAAAAAAGATAGATGAAAGGTTTTATCCAAAAGGAAGTTGTTTAAAACTGGGTAAAGAACATTTCAATATCTATGCTTGGTTACACTTCGCAACTAACTATGATTATTTCCAGGATAAGAGGCTAGAGAAGAAGATTGAACCATATACAAAAAAGACAGTTCAAATGTTTCAAGAAGAATTAGGAGTGAAGTAGAAAGGAGAAAACCAATGATTAAACATTTACAAAAAAGAACACTTAATCTTATCTACTGGACTTTTACAATTATATTCATTTGTTCGTTAGCAATGACTAAAATAGGGTTTGAAATATTGTTTGCGCGGTACATATTAATAACTGGCAGCGTATGGTGTGGGTTTGATAAGAGATTTGAGAAACATTTTGAATAGGAGGAAAAATGAGAATAGCAGAAGTTAGAATTAAAGGCGATTTTGGAAGACTGAGTCTTTTCAGTTACTACTTCTACACCGATTATGGTGATCTTTTAAATGGTGATACAGTGTTAGTGATTAGTAATGGATTACAATTGGCTATATTTGAGAAGTACGTAAAAACTGACTTTGTGCCAGAAAAATTTATTGTTTGTAGAATTTCTGATAAAGCAATACGAGACAGACTTTTGGAGATGAAAATAAGCTGTAAAAAGAAATTATAAACTTTTTGGAAAGAGTAGCATATTATTTTAAACAAAAAGGAGAAAAATAAATGAGAGGATTTGAGTTAATTAGAGGGTATAATGGCAAGTTGCCAGCAAGAGGAACGCCATATAGTGCTTGTGTAGACTTCTACGCGTGCGAGGATGTTATATTGAGACCTGGAACTATAAGTAATATTATCCCTACAGGAGTTAAGGCTTATATGAAAGAAGATGAAGGTTTGTTGCTATACGCACGTTCTAGCATGGCTAAGAAGCATGGACTTAGAATGAGTAATAGTGTAGGGGTGATAGACGCGGATTTCTACAACAACAAAGACAATGAGGGGCATATCACGTTTCTTTATGACAATTTAACAGATAAAGAAGTAAGGATAGCTAAACACTCTAGGATTGGACAAGGGATGTTTACGAAAGTATTACCCATAAATAATGTTGAGGTGCTATCAAACGAACGAGTGGGCGGTTATGGGAGCACGGGAAATAAATAAAAAAGCAGCCGTTAAAAAACAGCTACTTAATTAAAAATTCAATTATAAAATATCACAAAAAAGGAGAAAAAGCAAGGAATGAGAGATGAAATAAACAAACCTAATCCCAAACATTACAAATTAGAATTAAGAAATATTCCAGTAAATATAGATGGAGAAGAAAAGATAGTTGATAGTTTGCAGCTTGAAACTAGATATATTTTAAAAGATATAGTAAATGATGCAAAAATGACACATGAACAAGCATCATGGTATTGGAATATCGGTAAAAGGTATTTTAGATTGTGTAAAAAACATGATGATCCTGTTACTGATATTAAAAAAATAATTCAAGAATCAACATTCTTGCTTAGTTCTATTTTAGGTGAGGAGTATAAGGCACATTTATTAGATTCAGATGGTAATGATTTATTGAACGAAAAAGAAGAAGTGGCATCTATTGGAAAATTATATAGTTTATTAGGCTCACAAGAACAACGACTAGTAAATAGAAATAGAAATATTAAATTGATAGATGAAAATGGAATTTATAACATAATTGAAGCTATTGCATATTTAGCTAGAATAGGTAAAAATCCACTTGAAAATGAAAATTTCAGAGAGTTAATAGAAAAACAAGAACTTTCAACAAATGATATTAAAGAAATAATAGATATTTTAGGAGCATTAGTATATGGTGAAGATTAATAAATTAGAAATAGAAAATGTAAAAAGAGTTAAAGCAGTTCAGATAGAGCCTACAGCTAATGGACTAACAGTTGTTGGTGGTAGAAATGGTCAAGGAAAAACAAGTGTCCTGGACTCAATAGCGTGGGCCTTGGGCGGAAATGCTTATAAGCCATCTAAACCACTAAGAGAAGGTAGCGTTGTGCCACCAATTATAAAAATTCAACTGGATAACGGACTTATTGTCGAACGTAAGGGCGAGGATGGAAAATTAAAAGTAACAGACCCTAGTGGCAAAAAGGCTGGTCAAAACTTATTAAATAGTTTTGTTGAACAGTTTGCCATTAATCTTCCTAAGTTTATGGAAATGAACTCAAAAGACAAAACTAAAGCCTTATTAAATACAGTTGATGGCTTGGGAGAAAAATTATTCAAGTTAGAACAGGATGAACTGGAACTATACAACAAACGTCGCACTGTCGGACAAATTAGAGACCAAAAGAAACATTTTGCTGAAGAACAACCCTTCTTTAAAGAAGTTGGAAATGAATTAGTAAGTGCTTCTGAACTAATTAAAGAACAACAAGAGATTCTTGCTAAAAATGGAGAAAATCAACGTAAACGTGATAATTTAGAAAATTTAAAAGCTAAAAAATCATTCGCTGAAAATAAAAAGGCTGAACTTGAAGCTCAGTTGCAAGAACTTACTTTTAATTTAGAAAAATTAAATTCTGATATTGAAATAGCTAATACTGATGTTGTTGATTTAATTGATGAAAGTACTGAAGAATTAGAGCGAAGTATTGAGAATATTGAAGAGATTAACAGAAAAGTACGAGCTAATCAGGATAGAGAACGAGCTGAAAAGGATGCTGAAGAATATAAAAATCAATATGAAGGTTTAACGAACTCTATCGAGGAATTGAGAAAGCAAAAATTAGAATTGTTAAACGGTGCTAATTTACCATTGGAAGAGTTAAGCGTTGATAATGGTGTAATCACTTATAAGGGGCAACCTTGGGACAATATGAGTGGTTCTGAACAACTTATAGTAGCAACTGCTATTGTTAGAAAAATTAACCCACAATGTGAATTTGTGCTAGTAGATAAATTAGAACAAATGGATCTTGAGACTTTAGTTGCTTTTGGTAACTGGTTAAAAGAAAATCACTTACAGGCAATAGCAACAAGAGTAAGCACTGGTGAAGAGTGCCAAATCATAATAGAAGATGGATATGTTAAGAATAAAAAAGTAGAAACACCGTCATGGGCGAACAATACAGGAGGTAGTTTTTAATGCAAATAACTAGAGGAAAACGAGCGAGAGCGCAAAAAGTAGTGATTTATGGAACTGAGGGAATCGGTAAGTCATCACTTGCCGCACAATTCCCAGAACCACTATTCATAGATACAGAAGGTTCAACGGATAATATGGATGTTGCAAGATTAGATAAGCCTACAAGCTGGGTTATGTTAAACAATCAAATAGCGTTTATTAAGGCAAATCCTACAGTATGTAAGACATTAGTAATTGACACTATTGACTGGGCGGAATCGCTATGTGTCGATAACTTGTGCGCTATGCACGGCAAAAAAGGTATTGAAGATTTTGGATATGGGAATGGATATGTATATGCAAAAGAAGAAATGGGGCGTTTCTTAAATAAATTACAAGATCTTATTGAAATTGGAATTAATGTCGTATTAACAGCACACGCTCAAATCCGTAAGTTTGAACTCCCAGATGAAATGGGTTCATACGATAAATACGAATTAAAACTTGGTAAAAAAACAAGTTCTCAAACAGCACCTCTTGTGAAAGAATGGGCGGACTTATTACTATTTTGTAATTACAAAACGTACTTAATTTCACAAGAAAAATCGACGAAGAAGAAAGCACAAGGAAATCAACGTGTGATGTACACTGAACACAACCCAGCATGGGACGCTAAGAATAGGCATGGATTACCTAGCGAGCTTCCATTAGATTTTGCTTCTATTGCTCATATTTTTAAAACAGAACTTAAAGAAGAACCACAAAAAACGGTTCAAAAAGAAGTTAAACAACAACAAATTGAACAATTACAATTTGAGCAACCTAAATATAACGGTGATTTAGAAGCACCGAAAGTTGAAAAAACTCAAAAAGAAAAAGTAATAGATAATTTCGGAGATATTGTTAAAGAAATTGAGAATGCCTCAGAAGAAAATTTAGTTGATCCATTTATAAAAGAAAAACCAGATTATATTCCACAATCTTTATGGGATTTAATGCAGCAAGATAATATCACGGAAGAAGATATTCAACTAGTGACAGAAAGTAAAGGCTATTTCCCAAAAGGTACTCCTATGAGTGTGTACAACGAACAGGGATATCTTACTGGATATATTATCCCTAAATGGGAAGGATTAAAACAATTATTAAAAGAATTAAAACAACAATAATTTAAGGAGATTTTAAAAAATGATGAATAACAACACAAATTATAACAACTTTGAAAGAGAGTTAGACTGGGATTCGGAGATAGTAGCAGATAGTGAGTTCGTATTATTGCCTCCTGGACTATATCAATTTACTGTCGCGGGATATGACAGAGCGCAGCACACGCCTACTAATCCAAACGGAAAACTACCTAGCTGTCCTAAAGCTATTGTTAGTGTGAAAATAGTAGCTAATGAAGGTGAAACTACTTTAAAACATAATTTATTCTTACATAGTTCAGTAGAAGGGTTGCTTTCAGCGTTCTTTGGAGCGATTGGACTTAAGAAGAAAGGTGAACCATTAAGAATGCCTTGGAATCAAATAATTGGCGCTACAGGAGTATGTAAAGTAGGAATTAGAGAACATAATGGAAACCAATACAATGAAGTTAAAAGTATGATATACAAAGATGAAGTAGATATTACGAAGGTACTTAATGTTCAAAATCCTTTTGCACAACCTAACTTCAATCAACCGCAACAAACTAACAATTCTTGGAATCAAGGTAATAACAGTCAAGGTGGCTTCTAAAAATGCAGCTTAGACCTTATCAAGAAGAAGCAAGGGTTAAGGTTCAAGAGGAATGGGAAAGGGGCGTTAACAAAACGCTCCTAGTACTTCCCACAGGTTGCGGTAAGACTATTGTATTTTCCAAAATAATAGAAGATAGAGTTAAAAAAGGAGATAGAGTGCTTATATTAGCGCATAGAGGAGAACTCTTAGAACAAGCGAGTGATAAATTAAAGAAAAGTACGGGGTTAAATACAGCCTTAGAAAAGGCTGATAGCACATCTCTAGACAGTTGGTTCAGAGTCACTGTTGGAAGTGTTCAGACTTTACAACGCGAAAAAAGACTTAATCAATTTAGCAATGATTATTTTGACACTATCGTTATTGATGAGGCTCACCATTGCATATCTAACAGTTATCAAAATGTCCTTAATCATTTTGACAAGGCAAAAGTATTGGGGGTTACTGCTACACCTGATAGGGGTGATATGCAGAATCTGGGAACGTATTTTGAAAGTCTAGCTTATGAGTATAAAATTGTTGATGCTATCAAAGAAGGTTACTTAAGTAAAATACAAAGTTTAACAATTCCGTTGAATTTAGACCTTAGCGGAGTGGCTACTCAAAACGGAGATTTTAAAGCTAGTGACGTGAGCAATGCACTTGATCCTTATTTGGACCAAATAGCAGATGAAATGCTTAAACACTGCAAAGATAGAAAAACGGTAGTATTTCTACCGCTAGTGGCGACAAGTCAAAAATTCAGAGATATTTTAAATTCAAAAGGATTTAAAGCAGCAGAAGTTAACGGAGATAGCAAGGATAGGGCGCAAATATTAGAAGATTTTGATAACGATAAATATAACGTCCTTTGTAATTCTATGCTACTTACAGAAGGTTGGGATTGCCCAAGCGTTGATTGTGTAATTGTGTTAAGACCAACTAAGGTAAGGGCCTTGTATTCTCAAATGGTTGGACGTGGAACAAGATTACATCCAGGAAAAGAAAACTTATTACTTTTAGATTTCTTGTGGCATGTTGAAAAACATGAACTATGTAGACCTGCTCATTTAATAGCAAAAAATGAAGAGGTCGCTAAAAAGATGACTGAGCTTAGTGAAAAAGAAGTTGGTAACGCGGTTGATTTAGAAGAAATTGAAATTAAAGCAGCAGAGGAAGTAATTCAAGATAGAGAAGCGAGCCTTGCCAAACAGTTAGCTGAACAAAGACGTAAAAAAGGTAAGTTAGTAGATCCGTTACAATTTGAAATGAGTATAGCTGATGAAGATTTAGCTAATTATGTACCAAGTTTTATTTCTGAACAAAGCCCACCATCTAGTAAGCAAGTAGAAACACTAGAGAAAATGGGAATCAATGCGGATACTATTGAGAATTTCGGAAAAGCTAAACTATTGATTGACAGAATTATCAAACGACGAGACATGGGACTTGCTACACCTAAACAGATTAGGTTGTTGGAAAATAGAGGTTTTAGAAAAGTTGGATCTTGGAGTTTTGACGAAGCCAACAAGATGATAACTAGAATTGCAGCTAATGGCTGGAGGTTGCCAAAGGGTATTATAGCTAAAGAGTATATACCAGGATAATAAATAATTAAGAGGTGAGAACATGGAAGATAGAAAATTACGTAAAGGAGAGAAAATCTATTTGGTTTGTGATGATAACCCGAATAGATTCCCCAATAATCAATTAGGAGTGTTTAAAACAGAAAAAGACGCACTCAATTTTGTAGGTGAGTACGTCATTTATAAAAAAATTCGTTCACATACACAATATATCAAAATAAAAGAATTGTCAATAGGAAAACCAGATTATTTTAGAGAATTAGGAGTGGAAGAGTTAAGAAATGGAAAATAAATCAAACTTAATAGAATTATTAGAATATATCAACCCAGCTACTCTTGATTATCAAGAATGGGTTAATGTCGGCATGGCCCTTAAACACGAGGGACACACTGTTGAAGAATGGGACTTATGGTCTCAAAATGATATTAGATATAAAGAGGGTGAATGCCTCAGAAAATGGAGTACTTTCAACGGTTCAGGAACGCCGGTAACTGGTGGGACTGTATATCAAATGGCAGTTGATAGAGGATACGAGCCTATATATTTTAATACAGAGAACGCCCACGAGTTAGGTTGGGATGATGAAATAAAAATCGATAATGATTACAAATTCATAGACAAAAGTTGGATTGAAGGTAAGGAAATTCAAGAACCATTTAATTGGAATCCTAGTCAGGAATTAATCACTTATTTAGAAACGCTATTTCAAAGTACTGAAAATGTTGGATATGTGACTGAAACTTATCCGTTAGAGGATAAAGACGGTAAGACTTTACATAAGCCTAAAAAAGGTTGTTTTGACAGAACAGCGGGCCATTTAATTGAGAAGTTACATAAATATAAAGATGATATAGGATTTGTAATTGGAGATTATAATCCAGAAGCTGGAGCGTGGATAAGATTTAATCCATTAGACGGAAAAGGCGTTAAGAATGACAATGTAACTGAGTATAGATACGCGCTTGTAGAAAGTGACCAAACAAGTATTTCACAACAAAACGCTATTATCCGAGAATTAGAATTGCCAGTTGCTTGCTTAGTCCATAGTGGTGGTAAGTCAGTTCACGCAATAGTTAAGATTGAAGCTAGAGATTATCAGGAGTACCAAAAGCGTGTCGATTACTTATATAAAGTGTGCGCTAAGAACGGCTTAGCAGTGGACACGCAAAATAAGAACCCATCAAGACTTAGCCGTATGCCAGGTGTGATGAGAAATGGACGCAAACAATTTTTAATCGATACTAATATTGGAAAAAACAGTTGGGATGAATGGTTCGAGTACATAGAAGATTTAAACGACGATTTACCAGATCCTGAAAATTTAGAAGAGTGTTGGGACAATATGCCAGACTTAGCACCTGAATTAATTAAAGGAGTGCTTAGACAAGGTCACAAAATGCTAATTGCTGGACCTTCAAAAGCTGGTAAGAGTTTCGCATTAATAGAAATGGCAATAGCAATTGCAGAGGGTAAGAAATGGTTAAATTGGGAATGTGCACAAGGTCGAGTACTATATGTCAATTTAGAATTGGATAGAGCTAGTTGCTTACACAGATTTAAGGATGTTTACGCTAAATTAAATTTACCCGCTAGTAACTTAAATAACGTCCATATATGGAATTTAAGAGGTAAGACTGTACCAATGGATAAGTTAGCTCCAAAATTAATCAGAAGGGCGTATAAGAAGAATTATACAGCGGTTATTATTGACCCTATTTATAAGGTGCTTACTGGAGATGAAAATAGCGCTGACCAGATGGCTCACTTTACCAACCAATTCGACAAAGTCGCTACCGAGTTAGGTTGTTCAGTTATTTATTGTCACCATCATTCTAAAGGTTCACAAGGTGGCAAAAAGTCAATGGATAGGGCCAGTGGTAGTGGAGTGTTTGCACGAGATCCCGACGCATTACTAGACTTGGTTGAATTAGAGATTCCAGAAACTTTACTAAAAATACAGTTAAACGACGCATTAGTTAAATTCTATGAAGATAGAATAAGAACGTTAAACAATGAATATTATAAGACTAAAATTGGAATGGATGATCATTACGATTACGAGGCTATGAAATTCCATGCAGAAAGAAGCCTTAGCGGTCATTTAATAGAAGTTAGAGCGCAAGCCAAAGAGTTAGAGGCTAAGGTTAAGCAGCGGACAGCGTGGCGTGTGGAAGGTACTCTTAGAGAGTTTGCGAAGTTTGAACCCGTCAATATGTGGTTTAGTTATCCAATTCATACGATTGATGAGGTCGGAGTATTAGCTGACTTAGCAGCTGATAGTAACGAAAATAAGTATAGCAAAGCTAAGAAAGGTCGTTCAGAACAAGCTGAAGATAAGAATCAAGGTAGTATGTTAGAGTTTGAAATGGCTATTGAAAATTGTGTGTTTGAAGACGAAGAACCGACAAAAAAAATGGTTGCTGATTACTTAGGTGTAAGTGTAAAAACTATAGAAAGAAGATTAGAAAATAGTAAAAAGTTTTGGTTTGATAAGAATACGAAAACTATTAAAAAACATTAGACAAGACTTAAAAAATAAGTCGTGACTTTTTTAGACAAGACTTAAAAAATAAGTCGTGACTTTTTTAGACAAGACTTAAAAAAACGTGTCTTGTCTAAGACAGAAAAAGCATATATCTAAGATATATGATATTGGATAGGGGTGACAGGGACAGTACAGGTTGTACAGTACAGGGGGTTTAAAAACCACCCCCTGTCTGTAACAACACTGACCTGTACTCCGCGCGAAAAATGAAAAAAGAAAAATGGAAATGGTAAAAAATTAAATTGGAGTTAAGGAAGTGAAAATAAAAAATGGAAATTGAATTTTTTGCACCATTAAAAAAAATACCAACAGTTACTCATCAGGATAAAATTATTTCAGTTAAAAATGGTAAACCTATTATTTTTGATTCGCATAATTTGAAAGAAGCTAAAGAAATATTCAAAACAGGTTTGATTAGTCACATTCCTGGTAAGATGTTAAACGCTCCTATTGGAGTTGAGTTAATATGGTGTTTCCCTCTGGAGAAAAATAAAGTAGATGGTGATTATTATACTAAAAAGCCTGATGTGGATAATTTGGCAAAAGCATTTATTGACCAAATGACTAAACTGAAATTTTGGAAGGATGATTCACACGTTAGTAAATTAGTTAGTGAGAAGAGATATAACTCAATTAGTGGTGTATACGTAAAGGGGTATGAACTATGACCAACCTACAAAAAATAATGGATCAGATGAAAATAACTGATAAAGAATTACACAAAGTATCAGGAGTACATTTTAACATGATTAAACTAATCAGAACTGGACAAAGGCTGAGTCCAAGATTTAAAACGTTGAAAAGGCTGGCAGATGTATTAGGATGTAGTCCAAAGGATATAGGAGGTTAAGGAGTATGATAGGAAACAAAGAAAGAATAAGTTTATCACTATTCCTTTTTGGGGTATTGATAGGAACAATACTTATGGCAAGTAACTCATTTGTTTTTAAAAAAGAAAATGAAGAACTAAAAATAAAAAATGACAAACTAGAGCAACGCTTGTTTGAGTTATATAGAGAACAAGCAGAACAAACAAAAATAACAGCAGAGAGAAATGGAGTAGGGGGGTAATAAATGAATTTTTTAGACCTATTCGCAGGGATAGGTGGATTTCGTTTAGGAATGGAACGAGCAGGCCACACATGCGTTGGATATTGTGAAATTGACAAATTTGCAAGATTAAGCTATCAAGCTATTCATGATACAAAAGGAGAAATAGATTATAAAGATATTACAGAGGTGACGAATGAAGAATTTAGGAAACTCAAGGGAACAGTTGACGTTATTTGCGGAGGATTTCCCTGTCAAGCTTTTTCCATTGCAGGAAAGCAATTGGGTTTTGAGGATGCTAGAGGAACTCTATTCTATGAAATTACTAGAGCTGCCAAAGAAATCAAACCACGTTATTTATTCCTTGAGAACGTGCGAAATTTATTATCACACAACAAAGGAAAAACATTTGCTAGAATGCTTACCATCTTGGATGAATTGGGGTATGATGTCGAATGGCAAGTGCTTAACAGCAAAAATTTCGGAGTCCCACAGAATAGGGAACGTGTGTTCATTATCGGACATCTTAGAGGAGAATGTACCTCAAGAGTTTTTCCTATCAGAGGAGAATATAAAGAACCTGATTTTGAACCAAAAATAAAAATTGTTGGAAACACTAAAAATCCGAACGGTAGTTGTCAAGGGACAAGAACTGCTGTTCATGATAAAAATGGTATCGTTGGAGCGTTATTAGCTACTGATTATAAAACACCGAAACAAGTGGCTATTGATCACCCAAAATACAATGATATAAAAATTAAAGCTTATTTACCTTATTTTAAGTTTGAAACGACTCAAAGGGTTTATGATGTTGAAGGTATATCACCTACAATTTGTACAATGGCTAGCGGTAATTCTGAACCTAAAGTAGCAGTGCCAGTACTTACTCCTGATAGAGTAGATAAAAGGCAAAATGGTAGAAGATTTAAGGAAAATGGCGAACCCATGTTTACATTAACAACACAAGATAGACATGGGGTCCTGATTAAAGAAGCGAATAAACAAGGTGTTGTATTATCAGATTATAAAATAAGAAAACTTACACCAAGAGAGTGTTGGAGATTGCAAGGATTCCCAGATTGGGCGTTTGACAAAGCACAAAAGTTAAATAGCAATAGTCAATTATACAAACAAGCGGGAAATAGTGTAACAGTAAATGTGATTGAGGAAATAGCTAAAAGATTAAAGTAGGAGAACTGCAAATGAGCAAACTATCAATATATGTTAAGTACAGAGATATGCAAATAATCAAACACGCTTTGCAGCATTATGTAACTAGGCCTAATGCAACTTCAAAAGAAATTAAACAGGAACAAGCGGTGCTTGAAAAGGTAGAAGAAGAGATTAATACGTTCAAAGAAGTTAAAAGATTAAAGTAGGAGGATAAAATATGTTAGATAAATATCCAAAATTAGAGTTAATAGCGATAACTTACGGATACGATAAGGTGGAAGAAGTGACTGAAAAAACAGCGATAATAAGTAATGGTTATTTTCACGAGGTACATATAATGTGTGATGATGTTAACCGAAAATATGCTATGAAACTTGTAAATAAAGTTTATAAGTCAACGAAAATCAGTATTATTGCATTTGATTATGAAGCTTTTTTATTTGAATTTGAAAAAACTTTAAAAATGATGATTAATTCTACTTTGAAAGAGTCAATAAGTATGGCAACAGTAGATTGGTAGGAGGATAAAAAAATGACAAATTTAACGATAGTTAACTGGAGTGATTATTTTATGATAGATGTATGCGACTTAAACGGGAAATTAAGATTTTCTTATATGTTAAACAATACTGGTACTAAAAGAATAATACTAAAAGTATCTGATAAAGAATTAGAAAATTTTAACTACTTTGTAGAAAGTTTACGAGAGTTAAAAATGAATTAGGTGTAGAGGAGTTGAGAAAATGTTACAACCAAAAATTTATGTAAAAGACAAAAATAAAGTCTATGATACCCAATTTATTGACTACGAAAATAAGAGGGTTACTTTCTTTGATAGCGAAACCCAATGGACATACACTAGATCGTTTGATGAAGTTGAATTTATGGAAAATACAGGACTAAAAGATAAGAACGGAAAGTATATTTATGTTGGAAGTATATTAACTGATGAAGGAGTATTAGGAGAAGATGAGTGGATTTATGGAATAGTAACAAAAGACATTAATGATGGGTGTTACATTTCATGGAAGCTTATTGAATTTAGTGAAACCTTGTATGAATGTTCAAATTACTCTGTTGTTGGAAACATATACGAAAATAAGGAGTTGTTGGAGTGAAGAAACGCAAGCCCAGTAAATCTATCACAACTGAAAAGGTAATGAGTAATTTTCTTAAAGAGTTAAGGAAAGTCAGAAGAAAAATAAAACGAAGATTAAAACGTAAAATTAAGAGGTTTGTAAATGCTATACGATAGTTTTAGAAACAATGAAAAAATCAATAAAATTCTAAATTCAGAACAATTTCAATATTCAGAAAAGATTATGGAAATAAGAATAAATTTAAATTTAAATATTTATCAAATAGCTAAATTATTAGATGTAACAATTGATAATTATTTAGATATTGAATATTGCTCGTTAGAAATATCAGTTGAAGAATACAAAAATATTTTGGCGAAATTAGAAAAATTACAAAACACGAAAAATTTTGAAAAAGAAATAAAAAATAAATTATTTAATAGGTGTGAAATAAAAGAAAGTGAATAATTATGAGACTAGATTCTTATTTTACAAAAGAAGAGTTTATAAAATTCATAGAAGAGAATGTATCAGATGATGATATACGAATGATGTTTAAAAATGCTAATTTAGAAAAAGATGAAGATAATTTAATGCAGGAGGAATATATGTTAGAGAATATTGCTAAGTTAAAAGAATTATTATTATACAAAGAAATAGAAAGTGCAGAAGATAATACTTTAATATTGAAAGATGGTACACAAATTGAATTTTATCTATCAGATTATGATTGTTGTGCTGGAGCGTACGGAGATTGGATATTATCGGATAACTTCGAAGGGTGTATTACAAATGTAACACATAAGTATAGCGAAGAAAAAGAATGCGGAGAAACTCAAGCACGTTTAAAACTAACTATCTTCCATAATCAAAATGAGATAGCACAAGCTAAGTGTTATGCTGATGATGGTAATGGAGGGTATTATTTCTCGGTTCTATCAGTAAATGTTAAAAGTATCAACGGGGAGACTGTTGATGATTTTGAGTTATTGTCAGTTTAGTGGTGTTACTTATGAAGAATGATTTCAAAATGGATATGAGAGATATAAAGATTTTACAAAACTCTTTCCATAACATCATAAAAAGAACAAATGAATTAAATAAAGAATGGATGAAAAAAATGAACAAAGAACAAAAGATACAAGAGTTAAACAATGAAATAGACAAACTAAAGAAAAAGTTAGAACAGTTACAAAAGAAACCTTATGAAATAAGTTATCCAATAGGATACAAACTCATGTGGTATTTAGACGATTATGCTAGTGTTACCAGCTATCAATATAACAATACAACTGTTGATAGAGTGTTTTATGAATCTGGATTATTATTTGACACAAAAGAAGAAGCCGAGCAGTTCAAACGTGAACGAGCATTAATTAAAAAAATAAAATGTTGGGCGAAAGAACAACAAGGGGATTGGGAGCCTGATTGGAGTAATACAAATCAACCTAAATATTGTGTTGGTGTAGACCGTTTTATCAAAGAAATAATTTGCGATTGTTGTTGGGAATATGATAAACTCCCTAAACTCCCTTACTTCAAATCACAAGAAATAGCTCAAGCGTGTATTGATAAGTTTGGAGAAGAAATAATAGAGGTGTTTTGTTAGATGAAGATTGAAAATTTAGAAAAAGCTGCTGAATTAAACATACATATTAAAAGTATAGATGACTTTATTGATATTTGTAACAACAAATCCAAACATATAACAATAAATTGTGGGATTTTTTGTACGACAATAGCGAGAGAACAAGAACACGAAATAATAAATGCACTAGAAAAGATTAAAAGTAATATGATTGAAGAACTAAAAGAGTTAGGGGTAGAAGTATGATTATTGATTACAACAAACTCAAACGATACAAATACAGAAAATCGGATAATACATTCAGTTATTGTCACAAGTGTTGTGGTTGGTTAGAATATTGTCTGATTGAAAAGAACGTGTATTGTGTCAGATGTGAGGATTGTGGCACGCACACATTAATAGAGGCTTCAAGTGGAGAGGTGGCACTTAGAAAGGTTGGGGAGAATGGTTAGTGAATATAACGCGGAAATGTTAGATTATTAATAACAGGAGATAAATATGCAGGAAATAAACAATAAGAGTCGCAAAGTAAAAAAAAGATTTAAAGATAGTTATTTAAAGAAAAAATATTTAGGACAAGTGAAATACTTAAGAGGATTGATTGAATCTGATAAAAGGCTATTGGAAGAAAATGAGTATAGTTTAATTAATATAAAAGGCATGGATTATTCCAAAGAAAAAATAAAAGAAGAAAAGAGATCAACTTTAGAATCCCGTCTAGATAAATCGGATGAATTAAAAAAACGAATTTTAAAAAGTATAGAAACACTTTTTGAAAAGCAAAATAAGATTAAGGAATATATAGATAATATGCCGAACTTAGAATATAGATTACTATTGCAGTTGAGATATTTAGAATGCAAGAGTTGGGCGGAGGTAGAGCATATATTAGATATCGAATACACTACAAGAAATCAAAAGCATTCATTAGCTATTAACCAGATATTTATTCCTGATATAGATAAATATAACAAAATATAAAAAAATATAAATCTATATAAAAAAATATAAATTAATATAAACAAATATAAATTCAAATATAATATAATATATGTGTGAATTATTTCACATATTAAATATCCTTTACATATTTGTTATTTACAGCGTGAATTATTTCACGCTTTTTTATATGGAGTCTAAATGTACAAAACAAAAGAACAAAAACAAAGATTCTATAAGAGTAGCAATTGGTTAAAATTGAGACTGAAAGCATTAAAGAGGGACAACTATGAATGCCAACAATGCAAGAGGTTGGGGAAGGTGAGTAAGGGGCAAAATGTTCATCATAAATTAGAAATAGAGTTTTATCCTGAACATGCACTTGATATTAATAACCTAGAGACATTGTGCATTAATTGTCATAATGTTGAACATGGTAGGTTGTTTGGCAATGGTAGTAGGAAGAAGAAATGGAATGATGAAAAGTGGTAGTATTTTCCACGCAATCCACTACTATTTCCTGAGAATCCCCCCCTTAAAAATTTTTCAAAAAAATTTTTTTCTCTAGGAGCGGGCGGGTCTCTTTTTCCGAGCTGAATCGATATTATTTACACGAGGGGGGGGGAGTGGTATAGCTAAAGATAAAAAAAAATCAACCGTAAACAGAAGTGAATTGAAAAATTTTCTTTTGGAAAAGATTAATCAACCTGATAATATTCTTGAGATTGAGAAGGTAAATAGGTACATGCAATTTGTCGAATTAATAGCGAAACTTAAGCAAGATATTAAAAAACAAGGAGTAACTATTGTAGTAGAAAATGGTAGTCAAAGCTATATAAAAACTCATCCTGCTATCGCTGAAATTAGTAAATTAAACACTAGTATGCTTGCAATCGAAAGAACATGGAATTTTAAAGTTGATTACATAGAAGATATTAATGATGATGATCTAATATGATTTTAAATAAATATGTAGAAGAGTATATTAGTGATTATCGTGAAGGTAAAATAATATTAAATAAAGAACGTGTTCAGCTAATAGAAATATTAGAAAAATATGTTTTTCCACGAGATGATATATATTTCAATGATGACTTAATTGAAAAGTGTATAAGGTTTGGAGAGAAATATTATTTTAAATTACAACCATTTCAAAAGTTTATAATTGCCTTTGTTTTTTTATTATATAAGAAGAATGATAAGGCATATTATAGACGTTTTTTTATTATGATGGGCCGTGGTGGAGGAAAGAACGGATTAATTTCTGTTTTAACCAACTTTTTAATTAGTTCACTTCATGGTATTCCAGAATACAATATCTCAATAGTTGCTAACTCTGAAGAACAAGCGAAAACATCTTTTAAAGAAAGTTATAATGTAATAACTGAAAATCCTCGAATGAATAAAAGTTTTAAATGTACACTTGAGGAAATACAAAACAAAAAAACAAGAAGTGTTTTGAAATTTAGAACCTCAAATGCAAGTACTAAAGATGGATTAAGAGATGGGGCGGTAGTATATGATGAAATTCATCAATATGAAAATCACAATACAGTTAGGGTATTTTCTAGTGGATTAGGAAAAAAGAAAAATCCACGAGAGTTTTTTATCACCACAGACGGATATGTGAGAGATGGATACTTAGATAAACAGAAGACGAAAGCTAGTAAAATATTAAATGGTGAAAACCCTAATAGTAATATGTTTGTTTTCATCTGTAAGCTGGATGATTATGAAGAAATTGATAATCCAGATGTCTGGGAAAAAGCTAATCCAATGTTTTGTAACCCTAAAAGTGAATACGGAGACAATCTTTTTGATGTTGTCTTTGATGAATATAGAGATTTAGAAGATGAACCAGAAGGTCGTGAAGAATTCATAACTAAACGTATGAATCTTCCTGAAGCTGATTTAACTAAAAGTGTTGCTACTGATGAAGAAATTTTCGCAACTAATAGACCGATGCCGAAAGTCAAACATAGAACATGCATAGGGGGACTAGACTTTGGTTCTATCCGAGATTTCACAGCTGTAGGATGTTTATTTAAAGTAGATGGCGATTATGTTTGGAAAACTCACTCTTTTGCAAGAAAAGAGTATCTTGATAAAGCTAAATTGAAACCACCTATAAGGGAATGGGAAAAACAAGGACTTTTAACCGTTGTTGATGAGCCATCAATAAATCCTGAACATGTTGTAAATTGGTTTGTAGAAATGAGAAAAGAGCATGGTTTAGAGACTATAGTTGCGGATAATTATAAACTAGATTTATTACGGCCACTTTTGGAAAAACAAGGATTTGAGGTTATATGCATTAGAAATCCTAAAGCTATTCATCCTCTACTAATTCCTAGAATAGAGAGTGCTTTTGCTAACCGTCAAATTATTTGGGGTGACAATCCTTTAATGAGATGGTACACGTTTAATGTTTATGTAAATATAAAAAAAGATGGAAATAAGGTATATGAGAAAAAGGATGAACATAGAAGAAAAACAGATGGATTCCAAGCATTTGTACACGCTATGTATAAGGCTGGAGAGTTGCTTAATGATGAAGTTGATTTCTTCTTAAATAATTTAGAATTTTAAAAAAAAAGAGGTGAGATTTTGGGATTTTTTGGTAAAAAAAAAGAAATCGACATACTCCTAGATTTAGATTTAATAGAAAATAGCTATGAGAATGTACATATGAAAAATATGGCATTACATACAAATATAGATCTTATTGCAAGAACTATTTCACAATTAGAATTTCTTGTTGTAAAAAATGGTGAATATATTAAAGATAGGTTATATTACAAATTAAATGTTAGACCTAATAAAAATCAGAATGCTTATGAATTTTGGAAGCAATTTGTAGAAAATATATTTTATGAAAATGAGTGTTTAATTATTAAAACTGATTCTGATGATTTAGTTATCGCAGATGATTTTCATAGAGAAAAATCTGCACTGTATGAAGACAAGTTTTCCAATGTGCAAATTGACACTTTTAGATATGATAGAGATTTCTATAGTGAAAGTGTATTGTATTTTCAATATAGCAACCGCAGATTACAAAACTTTGTAAATGGTATATATAAAGATTATGGAGAACTTTTTACTAGAATGATAGCTTTCCAGAAAAGAAAATCTCAAGTAAGAGGGGTTACTAAAATTGATGCAACAAAATATGATAAGAGTAAAACTCATGAGATACAAGAGTTTATTAACAGACTGACTAAAGCGTTTAGAGACCAGGAGTATGCCAATGTACCTATGCAAGAAGGGCTTGAGTATAATGAGGTCAATAAGAACAATGTTAAGACTGAATCTGTTGATGAAGTAGCAAAAGTTGTTAATAACTTTACTAATCATATAGCTAATTGTTTAGGTATACCTGTTGGTCTATTGAATGGAAATTTAGCGGATGTTGAGAAACAAACAGACAACTACATGAGATTTTGCATAAATCCATTAATTAAGTTTATTATTTCTGAATTTAATGGGAAATTTTTTACAGAAAAAGAAATATTAAATGGTGATGGATTAGAAGCAAATACAACTCCGATTATGATTTATAATATATTTAATTCTGCGAGTTCTATTGATAAGTTAATTGCTAGTGGGATGTACACTATTAATGAACTTAGATTGAAATTAGGTGATAAATTGTCTACTGATGAATTAGCCAATAGACATCACATAACTAAAAACTATGAAACTTTAGGAGGAGGTGAGGAAGGTGACAAAGAAGAAAGTTGATTACTTTTTTAATTCAGTACAAAAAAACGGAAAAACTGAACTAACAATTAGTGGTGCTATAGGTGAAAGTTCATATTTTTTTGAAGCAACGTCAGCTAAGGATGTAAGAGAAGCATTAGAAAATGCTACTGGAGATATTCATATATATTTAAATAGTGGTGGTGGAGATGTCTTTCAAGGAATTGAGATCTACAATTATTTAAAAAATATATCGAATAATGTTACTGTTGAGATAACAGGGACAGCATGTAGTGCGGCTTCTATCGTTGCAATGGGTGCAGATAAATTAATTATGAATACTGGAACTTCACTTATGATTCATGAAGCTTCAACATTTGCTTGGGGAAATAAAAATGATATCAAGAAGGTATTAGGAGCATTAGAAACAATTGATACACTAATCATTGATATATATAGTGAGAAGACTAATATCGATAAATCAGAGTTGGAGAACTATCTTTTAAATGAAACATGGTTTACAGCAGATGAAGCTGTAGAACTTGGTTTTGCTGATGAAAAAAAATCAGAAGAGAACGCTGATATAGACATAGAAAATCTACTAACTAATGATTTTATCGAGAATTTATTTAAAAATGAAACATTTGTAAAAAAAGTTTCTAGTATGGTAAATAATAATACGTTAGATAATAAAGAGGAAAAGGAAACTACAAATAACAGTGGTTTCTTTTTATAATGGAGGTAAATAAATGACAATTAAATTTAAAAATTTCGAAGAGAAAAAACGATTATATGCTGATTCAGTTTTAAATAGCGAATCAAAAGAAAAGCAAAGTGAAGCATTTGAAGATATGATGTCAACAATGGTTAATGAAATCAGAGAAGATATTTTATCAAATGTGAATACTAGTAATGTGGATAATGTTATCTTAAGCAACAGAGGACAACAAGTCTTAACATCTGAAGAAGTAAAATTCTTCAACCAAGTAATTGAGGAAGGCGGGTTTAAAGAGAATGATACTTTACCAAAAACAACTCAAGAGCGTGTATTTGATGATTTAGTAAAAGAGCATCCACTATTAGCAAAATTAGGACTGCAAAACTATGGAGCTATTACAGAATTTATCTATGGTAATCCAGAAGGTGCAGCAGTTTGGGGAGATTTATTTGGAGGAATTCAAGGTAGTTTAAATGCTAACTTTAGAAAAGAAAAAATCGCTCAATACAAACTTACAGCATTCTTTGCAGTGTCTAATGATATGTTATCATTAGGGCCTGTTTGGGTAGAAAAATATGTAAGAACATTCTTAGTAGAAGCATTAAAAGTAGCTTTAGAAAAAGCGTTTATTTTAGGTGATGGGAAAAGTCAACCTATTGGATTAAATCGTGACTTATTAGCTGCGGTAAATCAAGGTAAATATGCTGAAAAAACTTCAGCAGGGACTTTAACATTTAAAGATACTAAAACTATCATTGCTGAAATTGCAGGAGTTCATAAAAAACTTGCAAAATATAAACGATTGAAAAAAGATGGGGTTACTGAAGAGAATGAGTTCCAAGCTAGAAATATTTCAGGTAAAGTTGTTATGCTTATTAATCCATTTGAATATTACGATATTATGGCAAGAGCAACTGTTCAAAATGCTGCTGGAACTTTCATTACTGCTTTACCATTTAATCCAACGATTATCGAATCAATTTTCGTTCCAACAGGAAAAGTTATTTTCTTTGTAGAGGGGGAATACTTAGCGATTACTGCTGGAAGTTTTGGAATTAATAAATTTAAGGAAACTTTAGCTATGGAAGATGCAACATTATATATTACTAAAATGTATGCAAATGGGAAGCCAAAAGATAACTACGCAGCACAAGTATATGATTTAAATATTACACCGATAGCATAGGAGGATAAGTTATGGTTAAAGTAAAAATTTTAAATTCTTTTGTAGATAAATATACTGATGAAGTATATAAAGTAGGTGATACTGTAGATTTTCCTGTTGAAAGACTAAGAGAGTTAAAACAAAATCTATCAGTTCATAATAGAGAATTTTTCGAAGAAGAAACGAAAGAAGTCAAAGCTGTAAAAAATGCTAAAGAAGAAAAAGAAAAAGTAACATCAGAAGAGAAAACTGAAGAAGAAAAAGTAGAAAAATCTGTAGAGACTACGGAAGAATAATTTATGGATGAACTATTAAAAAAGTTAAAAGATAGATTACATATTTTACATAACGATGAAGATGAGCAACTTAAACAGTTGCTTTCTTCATCTATTTTTTCGTTAAAAAATCAGTGTGGATACTTTGATGAGACAACTAATCTTTTAGCACAGGAGTTAATTTTTGAAAGAGTTAGATATGCATACAATGATAGTTTAGAATATTTTGATAAAAATTTTAGGACGCAAATTATTAATCTTGCTTTGTCAGTAGGAGAAATAGAATGATAAATCTAGGAAGAAAACAAGAAAAAGTTAATCAGACATATAATGATGGAATAGCTAAATTTGTAAAGTATGAGTTTGGAAAAGATAAGTTTAACACTAAATTAACATCAAAAACTGAAAAAGAAATTAATAAGTTTTGGTTTAGGAAGTTAAATATTACATCTGTAGAAAAATATCAAGCATTACAAGTTGATACAGAAGTATCAAGAAGAATAGCAATTCGTTTATTTCCACAGATTGATGATTATATTTTAAGTGATCTATTTATCATTATTAAAAATAAATCCTATACGATTTCTAGAATTTGGCATAATCATAAAAAGAATGAGACTGAATTATCATTGGTAGAGGTGATAAAAAATGAGCGTTAAAGAGTTAATATTTCAGACTATATCAGATATGGAATTGAATATTCCAGTTTCTTATGGGTTTAGTGATGACACTGATTTTCCTAAAATTGTATATTTTCATGTGCATACTACAGAAAAAAGATTATCTGATAAACGAAAAATTAAACACCATGTATATCAGTTAAATTTCTATGATCTAGTGCCACATGATTTGGATGGTTCAGAAATTTTACAAAAGATACAAAACTCATTGGATGATACTAAATTAAATACTGGATCTTGGCAAGAAGTGATTGATGTAGATGCTGACAGAAAAGAAACTCAATTTATGTATTTCTTGGAGATTTACTCATGACGAAAGAGTTTGGTTTTAGTGGGGCAATTGCTAAGTTAAATAAGATTAGTAGTAATGCTAAAACTATTAATAGCATAGTAGAAAAAGAAGCAGAAGAAATTAAAGATGATGCGAAAAAAATCGCTACTAGCAAAGGTTTGAAAGTAACTGGTGCTGGTGTTGAGGGGATTATCACAAAACATGCATTATATGAAAGTACAGTAGGTTGGGCAAGTAGACCTAATTTACATTTATATTTTCATGAAGTAGGATTTCATGCTGGATTTTCTAAAGCTACAAGTCGAGAAAAACGTGGTAAACGTACAAGAAGATATAAAAAAGGTACTAGAAAATATGTTGCTCCTAAGCCACATATTAGACCTGCAGCATTACAACATAAAGATTCATTTGCTAAGAAAGTTAAAGATAAATTATTAAATAAATAGGAGGAACTGAAATGACAGTAACTAAAGAGAGAGTAGAAAGAGCCTTAATGACAGGTATTGGTGCTGGTTATTTACAAAAAGTAAAGACAGAACCAACTAGTGAAAGTGGATTAACATATGAGGATAAAACATATGAAGTATTCGCAATCGATAAAGTAGCATTTAAAGGACAAACAAAAAATAAAACAGTATATTTATCAAACAATAAACTACGCGATATTGTTAAATTCTCAAGTGCAGAGATGACGGTAGATATTGGATTTTTCCCAGAAGGTTTCGTAGAAGAAATGAGTGGAATGATTAAACTAGCTAATGGTGCATATGTTCAAGGTGATAGTCCGAAGTATAAATATTTTAGATGGTCATTCCCTGTTACAGATGAGAATGGAGGAGAAATTATTTTTAACTTCCCATTCTGTCAGTTAAAACATCCAGATTTTAATGCAGAGACTGAAACTGATGAGAAAAAAGAAAATATCGCACAGGTTACTATTGAGGCATTCCCAGTAATTGGAAGTGATAATAAATCTGTTTATAGTAAAATCGATTTACGTACAACTAAAATATATGATCGTGAGAAATTATTGTTAAATGGTTTCTATGATGCAGAAACCTTAAAAGCTTGTATTAAAGAAGGTCAAACAGATTCTACAGTAGTCCCTAGAGGATAATATAAAAGGAGTAAAGAGCCGACATAAGTTGGCTCTTTTTTGGAGGTATAAATGAGTATTTTTACAAAAAGTATCAAAACATTTAAAACAGATATTTTAGGATATGAAATTGAATTGAAATCTAATTTAGCAGTATGGCTACATCTAGAAGCAGACTTTGGGATTAAACAAGGAGAGTGGGCAGATGTATATTTAAAAGAAAAAAATATAGCTAGCGCCAAGTTTTTAGTATCTATTTTGAAAGCTAATAAGATACAAACAACACTAGAGGAAGTATTAGAGTATGTAACTGACACTGATTTAGAAGTGTTTATTTTAAAATATCAAGAAGCTATGTACGGAGATCAAACGGCAACACTACTACAAATGTTGGGAATTACTGATGATAGTGAAATGGGAAAGAATATTTTAGAAGAACAGGTAGAAGACCTAGTTTCTACACAACCGAAAGTAGTGAGCAGAAATCCAAAGAAAGCCAAGAAAAAGCACAAGAAATAGATTGGGATGACTTATTTTATAAATGCAGAACTTGGTTTAACATGACTAAAGATGAATTTATGTATGATTATTCATTTGATTATATTGCTTACATGATTAATAGATATATCGAAGATAATTATACAACGAATGATTCTGAAGAAGGCATGAGAGTTACTAACGCAAGTAATGTACTGTAGGAGGTAAAAATGGCAAATTACATGGATAAAGTCGGTGTCATACTGACTGCAGAAGGTGTAGGGTCTTTTACCTCTGCTATTAAGCAAGGTGAAAATGCCTTACGACAACTTCAAGCAGAAGCTAGAAGAAACATAGCTTCATTAGGTAGTGGTGCGAAAGCGTACGATATCTACAAAGCAAAGATGAGTGGACTAACTACTCAAATGAAGCAATCAGCGAGTAATGTTAATAATTTAAAATCTAAATATGATGCTTTAAAAAAATCTACTAGTGAGATACCCAAAGAGATTGAAAAGTTATCAAATGCTTTCAGACAAAAACAATCGGTTCTAAAGACTAATGGAACGTTATTGCAAAGTCAAAAAGAGCATTTAAAACACTTAGAAAGCACTTATGGTAAGAGTAATACTGCAGTTCAAAAATATAAAGAAACAGTAGCTAATACTAGTAGGGAATACAAAAAAACAGAACAAGAAGTAAAATCACTTGAAGCTCAAATTAAAGGTCTAAATAGCACATTATCTACCCAACAGAAAGAATTAGGTGCGTTACCAACAAAAATAGCTAATGCCGAAACTAGTTATTTTAAATTAAGAGATGCAGTTGAAAAAACGCACACTGCATTTAGAAATAGTGGTGGTAGATTAGCGGATATTTCTCAAAAATTTAACAACGCAGGAACAAAAATTCAAAATCTTGGACAGGGAATGTCAAACACTGGTGATGCAATTACAAAAGCTACTAGTGGAATAACAGCTGGAATGCTTTTAGCTGGGCGTGCAGCAATAAATTTTGAAAGTGATTTTGCTGGAGTAGTTAAAACTGTTGATGCAACACCGCAACAACTAGATAAAATTAGACAAAGTTTTTTAGATCTTTCTACAGAAATTCCTGTCAGTGCAAATCAATTAGCTAAAATTGGAGAAATAGCTGGACAATTAGGAATTAAAACAGAAAATATAGTTGATTTCACCAAAACAATAGCAGATTTAGGAGCAACTACAAACCTATCTGCAGAAGAAGGAGCTACAAGTTTAGCACAATTCATGGCGGTTATGGGAACAAGCCAAGATAAGATAAGAAATTTAGGTTCTACGATAGTAGAATTAGGAAATAACTTTGCAACAAATGAAAAAGCAATAGTTGAAATGTCACAGCGCTTATCTGGTATGGGAAAACAAACTAATATGTCAGAAGCAGATGTGTTAGGATTAGCAGCTGCTATGAGTACTGTTGGTATTGAAGCAGAGGCAGGCGGTAGCGCTATGACTCAAGTTATGAACAAAATCCAAAATGCCGTAATGTCAGGCGGGGTAAGTTTACAAAAATTCGCTAAAGCAGCAGGAGTAAGTTCTTCTGAATTTGCTAATGCATTTAAAAATAGGCCAGTAGAAGCTTTACAATTATTGCTTAAAGGATTAGATGAAGTAAAAAGAAATGGCGGTAATGTCAATGATGTATTATCAGAATTAAAAATCACAGGTATAAGAGAAGCTGATGCTATTAAACGTTTAGCAGGGGCTTTAAACGGGGATAGTGGATTAGCTAAAGCATTAGAAATTGCTAATAAAGGTTGGAAAGAAAATACAGCTTTAACAAAAGAGGCTAATATTCGTTATCAAACTAGCGCAAGTAAAATACAAATCGCAAAAAATGAAATTCAAAAAATGGCTATCGAAATGGGAACTCAATTATTACCAAGATTAGCAGAAGCATTACAACACTCTAAACCATTAGTTAAAACACTAGGAGATATGTTATTGTGGTTCAGTAAATTACCACCTACAGTTCAATTAGCGGTATTAGGATTCGGACCGCTATTATCAATACTAGGTAGGGTAACAACCGGTATAGGTGGCGGTGTAAAAGCTATTGGTTCACTAATAAAATGGCTCGGAAAAATAACAACAGCCAAAACAGCAACGGATTTCACTAAACTTAGTACTAGTATAGCTGGGGTAGGAACACAAGCAGCTAAAACTGGAAGCGCCGCATCTATGCTTATTAATCCATATCTTGCAGGAGCTGCATTGATAGGTACTGCATTTGTTGGACTTGGATATTTAATATACCGTGAAATGACAAAAGACAGTAGAAATCATGATACAGCAATAGAGCAAACCAATGGGAAATATAAAGAATGGTATGATGCAGTAATCAAAGGTGTAACACAATCTGGTAGTGCTATCGACAGGTTAAAAGGTAATGTTCAAAATAATAGTAAAGCTATTATTGAGGAAACTGAAAAAATTAAAAAAGCTAATACTTCAATCATAGAGAATCTTGATGATAATTTCAAAAAAGGTAGTTGGTTTTCTTCTGATGGTACAATTAGAAAAAAACTAAAAGAAAACCTTAGTTTAAGTGATGAAGATGTAAATCAAATAGAAAATAAATTTAGAGATTATGGTATTATGCTTGGTAATTCATTAGCAAGTATTCAGACAAGTTACTTAGAAAATAAAAATATTACATCTGAATATGCAATGGCACAAATTAAAACAATAAATGACCTGGCGTTATCTTCAGTAGAGGGTATTGAAAAACGTAGAAAAGCAGAAAATGATAGATTAAATGATTTGAAAGCTGCTGGATTAATAGAGGAAGCTGAATATAAAAAACAATCTGAATTTATTAAGAAAACATTTGATGCTTCAGTAACTTCTGTTCGAGAATCACAAGGTAAAATTAAAGAAATTTTAACCAGAGCAGCAAAAGAACATAGAAGCTTAACAACTCAAGAAATGAGTGAAATAGAAACTTTATATAAAAAATTAGGAAAAAGTGCAGTAGAGGCTGCAACCGAAAGTACAGAAGCACAAAAACTTTTGCAAAAAGGAATGGAAGAAACAGCATTAACTGCAAAAATTGCAGCATTAAAACAAATAGGCTTAATTACTGAACAAAAGGAAGAGTACATAAAAAATCTTGGCTCTATTGAAGATAAAATAAAAGAAGTTAATAGCATCTTAAATAACTGGACTAGTCACTCTGATATTAAATCAATAGGGATTAAATATGAAGGCCACGATCTTGTATTTAATTTTAAAAATGATTATGAAAGAGCATTAGCTTTGCCAGATATAATGAAAGCTATAACCATAGCTGAGAGTCAAGGGCGAACTATTAAAATGACTAAAGAGGATTTAGAATGGTTGGATAAAAAAGGTATTAAACCTAAAAATGTTGAAATCATAGATAAAGCTAGTCAACCTTTAGATAATATTAATGGGAAAATAGATGTATTTAAAAATGCTAGTTTGCCTCCTAAATCAATCATGTTAAGAGACGAAGGAAGTAACAGTATTGATAATGTATTTAAAAAAATATTAGATTATAACGCTCAACCAGTAAATGAAAAAACCATAATGGCTAAGGATAATGCTAGTCAGCCAATTTCAGATGCACAAGGAAAGTTAGATTTATTTAACAGAACCAATCCATTAGAAAAAATATTATCGGCTAGTGGAAATGCTAGTCCATTTATTCAAGAGGCAACAAATAAAGCTAAAGTATTTGAAGCGACGAATCCACCACCTAAGAGTATCATGGCAGAAGGTAATGCAACACCATTTACAAATACTGCAACAGAAAGTGTTAAGAAATTCAACTCAACTCCAACACCAACTAAGCATTTAGAAGCAAATGATAATATTACTCATAAAGCTGATAGCGCAGCTGAAGCTATAAGAGGGATACCTACATTCTGGCAGTCGGTAATATCGGTAGTAGCGAGCGGACCTATACAAATGTTACAAAAATTAGGTTTATTTGCTACAGGTGGAAAAATTGATTTATTTGCACACGGTGGGAATATAGATATGTTTGCTAATGGTGGTATGATAGGAACTACTCAAAAATTACCACCAAGATATCAAGGTATCGTAGGAGAAGCTGGACCAGAATTATTCCAAGTAACAAGAAGTGGTGTGAACATTACACCATTATCAACTAGAGAGAAAATTAAAGGAATAAGTGGAACGTTAGCAGAACAATATGGAGCTAATAATCCTAATGTTAATATTACCATCAATGTTACTGGTAATAATATAAACAACAAAGAAGATATTGATACATTAGTAAAAGAGATTGAACAAAAGCTAGTGAAATCTATGAAAGAATACAAAAATATGAGTTTTGGAGGTGGTAGAAATGTCGTTACATTATAATGAATTAATCTTCAAAGGGAAGTCTACCGCCGATTTTCCCTTTGAAGTTTTCGTAATAGAAAATGATGGAATTAATAAAAGTAAAAGAAAAGACAAAATATTTACATCTGACGATATGTCAGGAGGAACTGTAAGAAGTTCTAAATTTTACGAACTGGTAGAAAAATCTTATAAGTTATTCATCCACAATGTAAAATTAAATCAAGTCAATGAATTATTAGCATGGCTAGAAGGTCGTGGAAAATTAATAGCTTCTGATAATCCTGGTCGATATTATGAAGTGCTGACAGTATCTGCGATTAGAGCTAAATTAGGTGATGTTGATGAATATGAAATAGATGTTGTATTTACTTGTAATCCATTCTCATATAGTTTGGATACAGAAATTAAATCATACACAGGAAATGGAGTTATTAATAACGAAAGTCATACATTTATGTATCCTAAAATTACTGTTTATGGTAATTTAAAAACTGCTACTACATTAACTATTGGAGAACAGGTGGTTCATTTAAAAGAGTTATCTGAAAAACTAGTTATTGAATGTAAGCAAACTGAACAAAATGTATATGATAAGAACGGCGATTTGTTAAATAGTGTTATGCTAGGAGCGTTCTTTGAAATTAAACCAGGAGTGAGCGGTATTGCTTTAGGTGAAGGGATTACTAAATTAGAAATTGAGTGTAGATGGGGGGCGTTTATTTAATGTTATGGTTATATGATGAATTTGAAACAGACTTTACTTATAACGGAATAGTATTAAATAATGCTTATGATTCAGATATTCATTGGGTGTTGAATACAATGTATAAACTAACATTCAAATATCCAACGCTTGATAATGATCTATATTCGCTTATAGAAAAAGGTATGATTATTAAGGCTGATGAACATGACAGAACAAACTTGTTTAGAATTAAGGATATTGACATATCTGAGAATGATAAATGTATTACTGTTACAGCCTATCAAAGAAATTATGACTTTAGTAAAAGGTTAATTAATAATTTTAGTAGAGTAGGTGTTGATTGTATGTCAGTACTTGATGAATGGTTTAGTAGCTTTTTATCAAAGGAAAAAGATTTCTCATATTATTCTGATATTCGTGATTTAAATTCATTTTCAACTTATAATGATGAAAAAGATAATCAACCAAAAATATCATTTGAAGTGCTAGGAGCAATTGCAGATTTATATTTTGCTGATGTTGATATGCATGATAAACAGATTAGCTTATTAAAAAAACTTGGAAAAGATACCGAAGAAGTATTGACTACAGCAAAAAATATAAGTGAATTTGTTAATACTAGTAATTCTGATGAAATAGTTACTAGGATATATGCGACTTCAACATTTAAAGTCGGAGATAAAGACGATAAGAAAGATTTACAAGCTAAGCATAGAGCGGAGCTAAAAGCATTGAGAGAATCTCAAAAGGAATACTCGCAAAGTAGAAATACTGAAAAGAAATCTCAACAGATGAAAGATGAAATAGCTAAGAGATATGCTAAAGAACTTGCTAAACAAAATAAATCAGTTAAGAGAAGTGGAACAACTATAAAAACATATTCTCAAATTGAATCAGAAGTAATTGCTAAATATCAGGAACGAGAAAGTAAGGCTCAGCAAAGAAAAATAGAAAGTCAAGCACTTGCTGATAGAAAGAAATCTGAAATAGAAGCACTTAAAGCTCAACAAAAAGAGGAATCAGAACTGTTAGATCAAGAAATAACTATTAGTTTAATAGTGGAAAGTCCGCTAATAAATGATTATCCATTTATTAATGAGATGTCAGTTTCTAACAATGACTTAAGAACGGCAGAAGAGCTTGAAGAATGGGCAATGGAATATTTCACAAAAGAAAATATCGATAAACCAAAAAATTCTATTAAAGTTAATTATGAGCAACTATCAGAAAATATCAATCGTGGCGACACTGTGATTTTAAAATATTTAAAATATGATGTTGATGAAAGAATAAGAGTAGTAGAAACTCATTACGATCCAATGTCAAAAAGATGGAAAGAGTTTGTATTAGGAGAAAAAGAAGGAAGATTAGGTTCAGAAGTATCGCACTCAAGTAGAGGAGCTGAAGTTCGAGCAAATGCTTATACAGATCGTTTATCAATAAATATTGAACGAAGAGTTGAAGAAAGAAATGAAAATTCTAGAAGAGTTTTTGAAAAGAAAACCGAAGAGTTAAAAAAAGCTGTAGAAGACGGAGTTGAACGCGCTAAATCAGCAAGTGAAGTATTTACAAACGAATTACATACAGATATTAATAATAAAGTTAATACTTTTAAAACAGAAGTTAATTCAACTATAAAAGAGTTTGATAATAAACTAACTGATTTTGACGAAAAAGATTTAAAAGAACTTAGAAAGAAAATTGAAGAGACTAAACAAATAGCTGAAACTACAGTTAAAATGGTAGGAACTGATGATAGTATTACCTATAACAAAAATAGATTGGAGGGTGATGCTGAACGAGAGATACCGTTAGGAACAGCATATATAGAGCTTTCTCATAATGGAGATGGTTTTGAAATAGGTAAAGAATACACTATAAGCTGGGAAGCGGAGTGTAGAACTCATGACTATACAGATATTAAGGTGGTATTCAATAAGCCTTTGCCTTTTGTTGCGAAAATTAGTTTAGTATCTAAAAATGGATTATATCCGGTGGTCGAGAAATTGTTGGAAAAAGGAACGAAAGAAGTGGAGCTACTCCACGTTTATAATTCTAACTACAACATAATACTTAGCGATTGGTTGAGGACGATAAATTCAATCGTTGAAGCGAGTAATAATGTGTTAAATGTTAATTTATTATTTAGAGAAATAGCGGATGCTAATGACCGTTCAGAGTTAGCGGTAGATTGGCAAGGTGAGTGGAACGAACAACCACAATATATATTAGATGGAGGTGTTAACTAGATGTCAATAGAGAAAATACCATTAAGAGTGCAACATAAAAGAATGACCGCTAACGAGTGGAGGAGTAGTTCTCTTACCCTCTTAGAAGGAGAAATAGGGGTTGAAAGTGATACAGGATATCTAAAAATTGGAGATGGTAGAAGTACGTTTACCAATTTGAAATACCTTACAGGTCCTAAAGGAGATAAAGGGGATCCAGGAAAAAAAGGAGATAGAGGGGAACCTGGGAGAGACGGAGAAGTTACATTTGCAGCTTTAACTCAACAGCAAAAAAATGAACTTAAAGGCGAAAGAGGAGACCCAGGTTTACCAGGTCAACCAGGAAAAGATGGAACAAACGGAACTGATGGGCTAGATGGTGTAAGTAGTTATACTCACATTAAATATTCTATTAATTCAAATGGGTACGGTATGAGTGATAATTCAAACTTACCATATCTTGGTATTTACACTGGAACAAGCTCTACACCTCCTGTTAATTACTCTTCTTACAAATGGACGAAAATCAAAGGGGAAGATGGCTTACCGGGACAGCCAGGTTTACCAGGACAAACCGGACAAAATATAATCAACCAACAAAATAATCAACCTATGAAGTATTGGGCGGGTACAGAAGCACAGTACAACGCTATTGCTACAAAAGACCCTAATACTATATATGATATATTCAAGTAGGTGATTAGATGGAAAGATTAAGATTAATATCAGGTGGAAAAGAAATAATAAAAAGATTTATAGGTAGTAAATTAGTTTGGAAATCGTTGGTTAAACTAGAGACTACCACTCCTGCTTATGTAAGGGCATCTTTTGGCGAAAAATCATTGACTATTTACATTAGATTGGGTAAAGGTGCTAATGGCGTTAAAGTAATCTCATTTGGCGATAGAATGATCTATACATTCACGGAAATAGAGTCACTTAGCTATTCTACCAACATTAAATTTGCAACTGTAGAGGATTTAAAAGATGTTCTTCAAAAATTAGGTTGGGCAGTAAGAGATGGTGCTGATAAAACAGGGGTGATAATAACAACATGGACATAGAAATTCAAAATAGAAAACATGAAGCGCTTTTTAAAAACGGAAAATTTCAATATACATTTACTCCTGCTAGTCCTACTGAAACAATTAAATTGTACCATATGGGGTGTGTTGGTGATACTAGATTAAGCCGTATTCAACTAGAACAAGGTAGCGAGGTTACCTCATTCGTTAATCCTGAGAAAAAGACAAATTCTTTAAGCGGAATATTTAAGCAGCTAAGAGATTTAGATGTTCAGATGAGGGATACGAACAGCGACCTTTGGGGCAAAATCAGACTTAATAATGCTGGAGCTATTTTAGATTTTTACAACGAAAATATCAAAACTGAACTATCAACGTTAGCAGGTAATGTTAATGTTGAGATTAGTGAACTAGACAAAAAAGTTTTAAAAAAATCAGATGTTTCTATCACCTCTAATGGAATAACATTAGGGAGTGGTAATACGATTGACGGAAGAACTATCGCTAGTATTATGAAAGTTCAACCAGATAGTATCGACCTAATAAGTCCGCTTATTAGAGTTACTGGAGATATGGTTGTGGATGGAACGCTTGAAGGTAGAAAAATCAAAGCTAATACTTTAGAAACTGGACATCATAAAGCTGGAAGCATAACAACTGAACTACTTGCAGCTAATGCGGTTAAGGTTAGACATATAGATATTGATGATGCTCTAATACGTGAATTTGTTGCTCATAAGGCTTTTGTAAACCAGTTATGGTCGCAAGAAGCGTTTATTAGCAATCTGAAAACTATTAACTTTGATTTCACAAAAGGAACGGGTTCTTATATTCAGTCAAAAGATGGTGGTATGAAATGGGATTTAGATAATAATGAATTAATTATGGATAAGAGGTCTTATATCAAATTTAAAAAGGTCGGTAACGCTATGACGTTTGATGATAGAGCTAGCACTTCTTCTGGTATTTCATTTACTGATGAAATAGGGAGTAAAAAAGCAGTGATATCAGTGGGAGCGACGACAGAAAGTAAATTTAACCATAATAGCAATACCTTCACAGGTCTTGTTGCAAGAGCAGAGGAGCAAATATTGACTTTGACCGGAGACACTGTTGTAATAGCAAGAAGTCTTGATAAAGGGTCTGAAACTAAGGATATTAAAACTATCTCGATAAATGAAGACCAAATACGTCTGAATGTTGCTGGTAATCAAGGGATACGAGTAACAGAAAATGGGCCATCTTACGAGATAGACGGAGTAGCGTTTTATTTCTACAGCCTCCACACAAGAATAAATATGCTGATAGCAGCAATAAGAAATGTGGCGAATGGCCAAAACTATAGACTCCCAGGCCCGTACCCACTAAGACCAAATGACAATAATTATTAGGAGGAAACAATGAATAATCAAATTAAACCAATAGATTTAATTGCAGATGAACTAAATAAAAAAACTATAGAATTAGCACACTATAAGGTAGCTTATAGTGAACTAAGTATCGAAAATGAAAGATTAAAAGAATTAGAGGAACTAATCAATTCTAACGCTGATTTAAAAGAGTTGGTAGAAGAAGCAAAAGCTAAGGTAGGTAATTAATATGGCATTAGAATTAGTAACAAGAACAACTTATCCAGATGCAGGGGGTTACAGAAGTGTATCTGTAACATTCTCTATGAATAAAGGAACAGCCTATTTAAATGGTAGTATTGACCTACCAGGTAAGTTCGCAACAGTAAGTGATGCGGAAGTTTTAGAAGAGATTAGAAAGCAAATTGCAGTGCAGTTGTATACGGGTGAAGCTACCCCTGCATTAGTAACTGAATATGCTAATCTGACAAGTCAGATGGTTATATTAAGCGGGGGAAATTCTGAACATAAAGCAAGAGAAAAAGCGCTACATAAATTAGTTAACAAGGTTAACAAGGGTAATGATAAATTGCTTATGACCTTATTATTAAACGTGTTAGATGCAAATACTATTAATGATAATAGAGATATTATTATTGATGCTTTTGACCCTTACGAAGTAGGGATTGATTATTCTGTTGGAGATAAATTCAAATACGATAATCGACTATTCGAAGTTTTAGAAGAGCATACATCAGTTGAAGTATGGAAACCTACAGAAGAGCCTACTAAGTACAAAGAAATAATTTTAACGAGGGAGGAAACGGACAAGAAAGAAGATTTAGAAGATGAAGCAGGACGTTATATCACAAAAGCACAATTAAATGATGCAATGGCAGGAGTATTTCAAGCAGTTATTAAAGCTGTAGAAGAAATGTTTGAGGAAGAAGGAGGAGAAGAAAATGGAAATAATGAACACACTAGCGATGGGGTATCACACAGCGAAGGGGGTATTGAGAGTAATGAGACCAAGTAGATTAAGATTTAAACCTACTGACTTTTTAGTTAAATTACATGTTGAGAGAATAATCGGGAACAAACTTACTGTAGATGATATTCCACGCATTGTACCTAATATCGGTAATCTTAGAGAAGTAGTGCAGCAAGAAGTTAATAGAATTTTAAAAGAAGCAGAAGAGAAAAAAGGGCAAGAATAATCTTGCTCTTTTAAATTTGTAGAAAGCGAGGTTATTTAATGCTTGATTAGTGAAGGAGTTATAGTTGCAGTTGTTACTACAATAATCGCACCCACTATAGCGTGGCTGTTGAAAAGGAGTAATAAGAATTTAGAAAAAATTGATAATAATTTAACAGAAATAAACAGTAAAATTCAAAAAACAGCAGACGGAACTTTGGCAATAACTAGATATAGACTTTTAAAAGATATGACAAGGATTTTAGACAGAGGTACTATTGGGGTACATGAATTAAAAGAACTTTCCTTACTTTACGAAAGTTACAAAAATCTAGGTGGTAATTCGGTAGTAACTGAATTGTTTGAACGTTGTCAAGATTTACCGTTGAAAAAGGAGGATAATTAATGATTAATTGGAATGTAAGATTAAGAAATAAAGGTTTTGTGTTAGCGCTTGTAAGTGCCTTAATAGTAGCTTTTCAAATGGTATTTAAAATGTTTGGATTGCACTTAAATTTAAATGGATTTTCGGCGAATGTAATAGATGTAATTAATTCTATTTTCGTTATATTAACTATATTAGGAGTGGTTACAGACCCTACTACACAAGGGATTTCCGATAGTGAACAAGCCTTAACTTATGATAAACCTAAGGAGGACAAATAACATGGCAATAAATACAGAACAAGCTATTAAATGGATGAATGATAGACGAGGTGTGGTTACTTACTCAATGGCAAGCAGACTAGGACCGAACTCGTACGACTGTTCAAGTGCGGTATATTTCGCATTAAGAAGCGCGGGAGCAACAGACCATGGCTGGGCGGTTAATACTGAATACATGCACGATTGGTTAATTAAGAACGGTTATACTTTAATCGCAGAAAACCAAGGTTGGGATGCCCAACGTGGAGATGTTGCTATTTGGGGTAGACGAGGATATAGTAATGGTGGATTTGGTCATGCTATGATATTCGTTGACGCAGATAATATTATTCATTGTAACTATGGATACAATGGTATCACAATCAACAATCATGATGTAATTTGGGAAGCTAACGGTTGCCCTTACGTGTATGCTTATCGATACACTGGAGAAGCTCCACAAGATGATATATCAGATGAGTTCGCACATGAATTAGATGTCAACGCTGAATTGAAAACGTCTGATATGCCATACTATGAGGCTGAATTATCAGAGGACTATTACGTTGAGTCGGCACCAAATGCTGATTCAGAAGACAAAGAACTAATAAAAGCTGGTACTCGTGTACGTGTATACGAGAAACGCAACGGTTGGGCTAGAATTAACTATCCAGAGTCAAATCAATGGGTTGAGGATGATTATTTAATTAATGCTACTGATATGTAAATTTAAAAGATAATAAAGATGCTATTACACCCCCTTTAATTAGGGGGTATTTTTTTGTTGAAAAAAAAGTAAAAATACGATATAATATATACAGATTAGAGGGCTATGCCCACCGTGAGAAGTAGAACTAGCTAGATACTTCTTTCTAAATATCAACGCTCCCATTCCTATTTTAAAGGCAGATACGTTCTGACGTGGGAGTTCTTTTTTTATAAATTAAGAATATGGATCGCGAGGATATTGCAGAATTTGAGCAATTAATCCAGGAGCGTAGAGAAAGAAAAGAGTAGGTCTTATTGGCATCTACTTCTTTTTTTATTGATAAATTTTTTAAAAAGTTTCCAAAATAACTATTGACTTTATACATCTTATGATGTATAATTATAAATATAAAGGAGGTGAAAAAGTGGGTAAAAAACAAAATAAAAAAGAAGATTCCAAACAAGAAACTCTTTTAAAATTATCAATAATATTAGCTCTGGTACAGTTAATTAAAACGATAATTGAGTTGATTGCTAAAATCTTCTAAATACTTCAAGGGAACGGAGCTTACAAAAGCTCCAAGTACCTACTTGTTACTCACATTATACCATGAAAAAAGAAAAGATACAAATAACAATTCTTATTTTAGGAATTATAGCGACTATAATTTCAATAATTTTAAAATTTATCTAGGAGGAATTATGATTGAAAAAGTAATAAAAGAAATTGAAGATTTATTTAACAGCAACATTACAGATTATAGAATAGCAAAAGATAGTGGTGTAGCTTTAAGTATGATTCAAAATTACAGAAATGGCAGTAGGAGTATAGAAAATATGACTTTAAAAACAGCTGGGAAATTATGTAAGTATATAGAAAGTAAAAAAGAAGATAATAATAAAATTACCCCTTTTTAA